AGTGTTGCAAATTGATTAATTTCTAAACCATCTTTTTCCTGAACTCTTTCAGCATATCGTTGTATCGCATGTTTGCTTATATTCATTAATGTATCATATTCTTTCTATAAGCTGTTATTTTAAATAATTATATTACTTATCAATTTTATCAAGGTCTTTGATTTCATAGTCGACAGCATCAGCAATACTATATACAACTTCTCTTGCCTCTTCTTCTGATTCGATATATTCAAATTCGTTCCAAATAAATTCAAGCCAATACCCATAATCAACTGCATCGGTAATATTATCCTCTAACTTGTTAATGATATCTTCAATTGTGATGTAATCATTAGGTCTTAATTTACTTTCATCGATAGTAATTATAATTTGTTTCATTTTGTTACTCCTCTTTAAAATTAATTCTACTTTCTACATATTCTCGATTTTCATTAATTAATTGAGGCATGTTTTCATCAATAAACCATTTTCTATCTTGGTCTTTAATTACTGCAGAACCTCTTTTCTTATGACAAGGTAAATCATTCCAATTAATACCTTTTTCGTTAAGTAACATTTCTTTAATCATACTGCAAGATTTATTTTTAAGTTTTTTATGAGTGAAATTAGCTTGACCAACCATTAGAATTGAATTTCTAATTGCATCAAGTTGTCTCCAATAAATCATATTAGTCACTTCTTCTTTAGGAATATTAAATGCTCGGGAATCAAAGAACGCTGGTGTATTAAGTTTATTTTCTAATATCTTGATATAGTCATCAGATTTAGATTCAGCTGAAGCAATATATCTATCAACTTCTTCTTTAAAAAATTTATTAAAGTAGTAAGTACATATAGAGGCTGATATAGATGTTATTTTTTGAACCTCATAGTTAAACCATGCGTCAGTATTTAATTCTTTATAGTCTTGAAGTATCAAAGTTATTTCATCTGACTGAGTATAACCAAAAACACAGCCTTGAATATTTTCACATAAAGCTTTAGTAGTACGCTGCATTGTTTTGATTAGAATATCATCAAATGGTTTTTTCAGACCTCTAGTAAAGGTGTGCCCAGCTCGCATATCTAATCTGATTGCTACAGGAATTTTTCTATATAACTTTATTTTTGGTATAGCCTCATAATAGGCTTTCATTCTATCTCCTAGTTCATCTATTACGCTCATAATAATTTACCCTCTAACTTTTCTGCTTATTTTTTTTGTTTCTCATTTTTATTTTTGCTTCTCTCATTTTTATTTTTGCTTCTTCCGAGTGATGTTTTCCTAAAAAGGTACCTGGTAGCCCTTTATTCCAAGCAGGCTTACCTATCCTGGACTTACCTATATTTTTCTTATGCTCTTCTGATAGTGGTTTTTTACCTCTTAGCCAACCGCTTTGTAAAAATATATCTAATTCTAAAGGATCAACTCTTTTATTTACAATACCATTATTTACAAAGACTCTACCTTTTAATGATTTCGAAACCTTTTCATTATGTTCCTTCGAGTGCTTATATCCATTCCGCTTTCTTGTTTCAACACATTTTTTGTGATGCTCTTCTGTCATTACATATGGCGTCTCTTTATAGCGTTGTTTCAAGGTATTACTAATTTTCTTTTTTGTTTCATCTGGAGTCTTTCTACCTTTATTCCATCGAGGTAAACTGAGATATACAAGTCTAGCTTCTTCATATTCTTCTGGCGTGACACTAGCTATATCTTTGTTGCAACAAGCCATTTTCCAAAGAGCATGACCAAGAGGTTGACAGGGAATGCTATCAAACAGTAATTTATGAGCAATAAAATGTTCTCGAGCTGTCAATAAAACTTTATTATCTTTTGCTTCAATTAATTCAGGAAATAAGCTTCTCGGTAAAATATGGTGACATTCATAGTAAATATAATTAGGGTCAGTTTTCCTTTTTCTGGTTCTATTTTCAGATAAAGCTGATTCAATAAGGCTAAAGTATTCTTCTAAACTACCTCTAGTTACCTTATCCTGTAATAGTTTCTTATAAGTTAAATTTAACATTTAAAATCCTCCTGCTAACTTATTTTCAATTAATTTAGCAGTAATTATTTTAAACATTTCATACATTTACTAGTAGGTTGCTACAGGAACTCTTCTTAAAAGAGTTGTTTTAGATCTATTTTCATAATTTTCTTTCATTCGTTTTCCAATTAGTTCAGGGGACATTCTTATCTCACCTCATTTTTACTCTTTTTCAATTGAATCCTTCTCTTTTTTAAACTCTAATTCTACTTCGGGTGTTCTATCGTCACCTAAAACATAATTATGACCTGACATTTCAATATTCTTTATTGTTAACTTAGATTTATCAATGAATTCTGGCAATTCATAATTGATAAATTTTTGTTTCTGAGTATAACCATCTTCAATTGTACTAAAAACAAAATCTCTTGTATGACCATAATCATAAGCTACTATTCTACCATCTTTAGTAATACCTATTTGATCATTATCAAAAACTTCACCCAATTCTTTTTCTAATTCTAAATTAACAATCCACCACATACGATTTCTTTCTTGTTCTTCTTTAGTAGGATTATCTTTGTCTATAAAACTTGAATCTTCTCGAATATTTGGTAAAGGTTCAACATATTCCATAACAAGTATTTCTCCAAGATATTCAATAATTTTGGCTGTAATATCAGGTCTTTTCTTATTAAATATAAATTCATTAAAATTTTGGATTAGACCATTTTTATTTCTAGCAATTTTGATAACTCGATTTTTATCTTTCTCAATAATGACCATTCGATCTCGACCATAGACAAGATTTAGATGTTCCATCTAATCACCTACTTTCTCAAAAAGTCTGACTTTGATAATTTCAAATAAATTTTCTAATATAAGAATATTAATTGTTCTAATTGCTAAATCATTATTATCAATATGTTTATATTCTTATAACATTAAACATATCTTTAATATCTTTCATTAAATCATATGTAACGGTCGATGTCGATGACCTTGCAAATTTCTTTTCTACACAATCAATATACATAGTTGCAAAGCCATCATCACCCATATAGAATTCATTCCATTCTTCCTCTGTTAAAAGACTCTTTATAGATAATTGTTTAATTGCTAAATTGTCGAATGAAACTACATCAAACCATTTTTCTTTTATTATAATATCTAATTTATTTTTAAGCAATTCAATTTTACTATTAATTTCTTTAGAAGAAATTTCATAAAGATCTGCACCTCTTCTAAAGATTTTATAACCCAATATTAAAATTTTGAAATTATTTTGAGATAGTTTTTCTAAATCTTCTATACTAATTAATCCTGCAATAATGTGAAGAACAGCATTAGGAAATTCCTTTAACTGTTCTATAAATTTATCATTAATATTAACAACAGATATACCTAAACCGTATATTAGCTTTTCATTAACTATTTGTCTGATAAAGTCTAAATTTTCTTGAAAATGAACTTGATTAATGGTCATCGAAGGAATTAATTTCAATTCTTTACATTTTTTTAAGAAAGGAATTAAATCTGGATGTTCTAATGGATTTCCACCACCAATTGCAAGTTCTGTATATGGATGTAAACTATTAATAAATTTTAAATTCATGATATCACCATGTTTACCATCTTTTGTTGAATTTTCATGGCACATAGAACAATTCATATTACACATATTTGTTATTTTAATATCTATTGATTCTGGAAAGTCTGGTTTGAAGTTGTCTAGATCATTTTCTCTTACCTTTGTTCCATCATCAAATATCATAACTTTGTAATTTCCATTAATATAAGAACCTATAAGTTTCATATTTAATCTTCCTCCTCCTTTATTTTTAATTATTAACCATCATAACCATATTTAGCGATAGCTTTGATTACATCACCGTTTGGTGTTGTATATTCATATGTATCAATATCAAGTGCATCAATATTGATAAACTCATCATATGTACAAAAATCATAACTATCACGCTCAAGACCAAATTTTTCATAGCACGCATCTACAACATCTTTTGGATATAATTTACCTTCTTCAAAACCTTCTTCTTTAAAACCAGACCAGAGATAGTTACAGTAGTATAATTCACCTTTAACCCATCGGTCAAATTCACTTGCAATAGTCATAACTAGCGAATGTGTACTTGAACTATTTGTTTCAAATGTTCCTTTTCTTATTTGTCTCATCAGTATTCAATCTCCTTCTTTGAAATTAATCATTTAGTATTAAAGTTATATATACTCAGCAATGTATAAATCACTTTTAAGATACTTCTAATCTGATTTTTAGCTGTGTATATTTTATCTATAATCTGACATAATATACAATTATTTTCATATTAATTAAATAAAAAATCTTAATATTTTTAGATATTAAGATTTAATTGTAGCTACAATATATTATATTATATGGTCTTTTTCTAACAGTGATAAATCAAGGTCATCCAGATAATCTCGATTTCGTATTAAAGTTATTTTCCTTGATTTTAAATCAATAAAACAAGTATACTGATTGTTATAGGTTTTAAAAAGATATTGATTAAGTATATTTTTAGTATAGCCTAATTTTATTAGCTCATCATCAGCTAATTTACATTTTTTTGAAATTGATACCATTATTGCCTTTTAATTAAATATCATTCTGCTCGTTGAGAATCTTATTTAGTTTTTCAAATAGCTCAGATGTTTTTTGAGATTCTACTGCGACAGCATACTGTATTGCATTGATTTCGTCATCAGATAATTTTTTATCTGTTTTTTGTCTTACTGTTAAAAATGAATTTATAATAGACACAATAATATTTGTAGCTTCAATTCTAGATATAAGGGAGGTCATATCAGTAGTCACATTATAATTTAATGATAATTTATCTGCCACTTTGTCTGCTACTCTCGTTTTAAATTCTTCTGTCATCTCATTGTATTCTTCCATATTAATTTCTTTTCTCCTATTTATTCTCTTTTGTTTAACAATTAATACTCATATACTTACAATTATGTATAATCTAAATAAAACAATTGTTCTGCTTTAAATCTCTTATGTTAGATCAGCTATCTTGTATGATTCTGGTTCATAATCTGATAGCTTAGCAGGTTGTAAATCTTCAACGTTAATTTTCTTTATTCCTACAATAACTTTTAAAAATTCTCTATGATGGTATCTTAATTTATATATGTCAGATTTTGCCTCCGTGATATTATTATATCTTTTTGCTAATCTATAATCAACTGTTCCAGCTAACGTAGGATTAGAATCATAGCATATTGCATCAATATCCGCAGAATCAGCTAAAAATATAAGTTTATTTGATTTTGTATCTATAAAAAAGATTATATATGCATCTTTGATTGATGATTTTTTTATTGTTTTAATTTTATTTTCCTTCATTGATGTGTTCTAACATCCTTTTATAATTCTCAGTATCTGTTACTACGATATATTCAGTCACAGATTTAACAGTCATTGGTTGTAATGCTTCTGCTAGAACAGAATCTGTTTTGATAGCTTTTTTAAGAGCATTTTTATCTAGAGATTCTGTGATTTTTGTTTTAATATATTGACTATTATAATTAGTTTTAAGATAATTTAACACATCTGACTCACTTGTATAACCGATATTTTCTTTAGAAAATTTTTCTGCTATAAGGTTTTTATCGTCTAGAGTATACCGCGGTAGCTTATTATTTTTGAACTCTTTTAATAATTCTTGAGATAAGGTTTCAATCTTATTCTCAAGTCGCTCAATATCTAACTTGATTTGTTCCAAACTTTCTTTTTTTTGCTTTTTTACGACTTTTAGACCATAGATTTCTTGGATTAATTTTTCAATATTAATATTCTTTTCTGTCATTTGATAACACCTTTCGTACATATGCTTTATCTATATGTATTATTATACAATAAAAAAATAAAGCTATTTTACAGCTTTATTTTGTTTTTGTGTATCTTTTGGTTTTTTGAGTTTCTCTATATTTAGATGTTGTATATTTTTTAGATTTCCGTCTTAAATCTCGCATTAATCTGTTTCTGTTATCTTTGTACCATTTAATACCTTTTTCACCAGCTTCTTTTCTTGCTTTAATAGCTTCAGCTTTTGATGTGAAATCACCTAAATAATTGCGGACACCATCTATTTCAATGTAAGCTCTCCATTTATTATATGGTTGACCTTTATATGTCTTTACAAATGAAACTCCGGTATATCCTGATGTGTTATTTTTTAATTTTTTACTGCCATCATATAATTGTTGAATATTAGCTATTTTTGCTTCAATATTTGTATCACTACATACACAAGATCCATATTTATCAGGATCATTTACTAGATTAGATAAAAATACAGTTTTAGTACGACCGCATTTTGTACAGACGGTATGAGCAAACAACCTTCTTTCACCATATTTTTTTCGTCTATAAATATTAGTTATTTTTTGAATATTATATACTTTACCAATCATATCATCTAATTCTTTTTCAGAGTAGGTTTCAGTTAAATTATCATCTATATCATCCATATAATTTTTAATAGGTGGTAAACCAAGCTTTTTATCTATTTGATGAGCATAGTCAACAATACGTTTTTCAGAAGTAAATAAACCGTTATTATGATATTCAGGGTCAGAATATATATCTTTAAATAATTCCCACAATTCTTCATAAGCTTCTTTGGTGTCGAAATCTCTCATACATTGTTCTTTTGTCTCACCATCTGGCCAGAGATATAACCACCCAGATTCATAATAGGCATCTTCATCGTTCATAGCCATCATGATTTCACCTAATTTCCATGCTAACTCACCATATGATAGATTAATATCTTCACTTAATCTATTATAGTTATCTAGATATTTTTCTATTGTTTTTGCCATATATATCTCCTTTAAATAACCTTACAACTAATAAGCATCATATAATTTAGCAGGAAAACTGACTATTTATATTGTTTGAAATGATATCATTTAATTCCTTAATTTTATCATCAAATCCATTTAATTTATTCTTATAATAATTACTTTCTTTGATATCTTTTAAATATATATCAACAAATTTCTTAAGAGTGATTTTAAAATCGCCTTTTTGTAATAAATATAAAAATCTATCTAAAGATATATACGTTTGTTTTTTACCTTTTTTTGCATCAATTGTTACTGTTAGATATATAGTATCATTCTTTCCTATTGTAGCTTTGTCTATAACACATAATTTTTTCTTTGCATTTAAAAACCAAAGTGTGTAACCGGTTTTACCATGGGTAAATATAATTTCTTGTAACCTAGGATCAGGGTAATCGGCTTCAAAAGAGTATAATTTTCTTGTAAAAGTTTCACCTTTTATCGTTGTAAATTTTTTGGTTGTAGGAAAATTTTTAATAAATTCTTGTTTTTGTTTTTCTAAATCAGCTATTTTCTGGTGTAATGTTTCCATAAAGAACCTCCCCTAATGTTGTTATATAATAATACATACAAGGTAAAAACAAGAAAAAAAAAAGAAGACTTAATTATTTAAGCCTTCTTTTAATTTTATATTACATTACTAATTAAATTAATTATTCACCGTCTTCAACTACAGGTTCAGTTGCGATTGGAGCATAAGCTTCATCAACAACTTCACCAGCAACTAATAATCCAGGATTTAGAAGTTTTAGGTCATATAATGTGCTGAAGCCTTGGCTCATAGCACCGTCAGAGAATCCAAGTAATTGAGTTGGAACAATAGCCATATATGGTGCATAAACTGCAGCAGATGTTAGCATATCTCCACCATTATAACCTAATACAAATTTACCAGCAGGAAGAGCAGGGCTAATATAAACTCTAATACCATTTAATTCACCAGCGAAGTAAGGACCATTGATCTTAGCACTAGAAGCTGGCTTCCAACCTTGCATTAGAGATAAGATAGGTTTGATTGAGCTTGAAGCGATCATATAGTTAGCAGCATGTTTCTTAGTAGCATCATAGATGTGTTGAGAACCAGTTTCGATAACTTCAGCGAATCCAGCATAGTGGTCACGCTTAGAAATACCGATAGGTAATCTCTTGTTCCAAACTAGGTCTGAATGAGTTGCAGCACTTGTAGCAAGTAAATTAACAATTTCAGTATCGATCTCATAGCTTAATTCAGCACAAGCTTGAGTAGCTAAGATTTCGCCTAAATCGATACCCATTTCTGTTTTAGCTTGGAATGCAGCTAATTGAGAGTAGTAGATACCAATTCTACGAGCTTTAGCAGCTAATTCGATACCTTCTAAGCTAGCTGTTAATTGAGGGATATCAGATTGTGGAATAACAACATTGTCATATTCATATGCAACGCGAATTTCTTTATC